AAGCACGTAGATCCTTCTGGGTATGAGTACAGAACTGCTGATCTATTTGCCAACACTCTTCAAATAGTTCTCAATAGCTGCCTTCATAAGGCTGAACTAAAAAGGGTATCCAAGCAAATACTAAGATCTTGCATGGTAAGTAAGATTGGTATAGTCAAAGTTACATACCAGAGGGATTACATAAAAGATCCTTTAGTAAGTAGGCAGTTAGATGATGCTCAAGATACTTTAGCGTCTCTAGTAGATACTATCAGAAAAGAAGATACTGTTGATGAGCAGGATAAAGACTCTTTAGTTCAAGAGCAAAACATGATTGTTGAGAGTTTGCAGGCAAACGTAAACGTCATGCGAAGGGAAGGGTTAAACCTTGGTTACGTTCGCCCTGAAGATTTCAGGATGGATACTTCTCTTGACTCTTTATCAGACTATAAGCAAGCTCGCTGGATGGCTAATAGAACATGGATGACGCCAAAAGAGGTTATGGCTAGATTCCAACTTTCTAAAGAAGAAATAGAAAAGTTCACTACTTACCGCAGAAACCAAAACGGTATTCCTCAGCGTTTAACTAAAGATTCTAACGTCGGTGAAGGTGAGGATGTTTCAGTTGCGTTAGCAATCTGGGAATATTGGGACAAAATAACTCAAACTGTATATACTTGGGCAGAGGGCGGAGACTCATACGTTAAAACACCGTTCCATCCTAACAAGATGGGTGATTGCTGGTTCCCATTCTTTATACTGGGACTTAACTGGGTAGATGGAGAAGAGTGGCCTATATCTGATGTAGACCTTCTTGAGAATCTTCAAGATGAATACATGACGATTAGGACTCAAGCTTCTAAGCATAGGGATCTTTCTGCGCCGTTTTATGTTGCAGATTCTAGTAGAATTAACTACGAAGATATTGAGACATTCTCTAATGCTACAATCGGAGATATAGCCCTGATTAACGCATCAGGAGCTGGGGTTAATACCGTGTTCCAACCCGCTACAGTACCACCGTTTAACCCGATGATTTATGATACATCTGCTATTAGGCAGGATATCGAGTGGATCAGCGGGCTGGGTGATGCAGCTAGAGGATCTGTTGCTAAATCCAAAACGGCTACAGAAGCTAACATCCTACAAGAAGGTTTATCAACTAGAGTAGGAGAGAAAATTGATTTATTGGAAGAGTGGCTAAAGGATGTTGCTACGTTTTCCGCAGAAATATTGTTGCAGGAAATGTCTCCTGAGATGGTATTACAGGAAGCTGGTCAGAACGCTTTTTGGCCTCAAGTTGATAAGCAAACGCTTTACGATCGCACGTATATTGAAATCAAGGCTGGCAGCACAGAGATGCCAGACAAGAATACAGAGCAGATGCGCTGGATAGAATTGATGCCTATAATCATGCAGAACATCGATGCTATACAATCTATGCGCATGTCAGGAATTCCTGATGAATTTAACCCGTTTATAAACCTTGTGAAGGAGACTTTCAAGCGGTTCGATGAGAGAATAGACGTGGCTAAGTTTATTCCGCCTATTCCTCAGGATGTTATGGAATATGCTATGCAGAATCAGCAGATTCAAGCGGCTATGGGTGTTGGTGGTAATATGTATGGTGGTCAACCGGCACAAAGGCCGGGAGGTAGGGCGAATCCTGAGTTTGTCAGACAGGAAAACGCTCCGGCAAACAGGGTTAATCAGCGATCAAGGAATCAATATCGTAACCCAGAAGATATGAACAGCTAAGGGAGAAAACATGGCTCAACCTGAACTAAGCAACGAGGAACTATTCGACTCAACCAAAGATGTGCTTTCTAAAGCTTTTGACGAGATGCAGGAAGACAACTCTACGGAGGAAGACGAATTAGACTTAAACACCCCAACCTTTGACGAGGCTCAGGAAGAGCAGAAAGCTGAAGAAGAACCTAAAGCTGAGGTACAAGAAGAGTCTGAAAAGGAGGAGGAGAAAACTCCCGAGCCAGAAGTAGAGGCTAAAGCCAAAGATAAGCCGGAAGAGACTGCAGAGGTAGAACTTAGCGACGAAGAGATTCTAAATAATCTCAAGCCTAAAGCTCAGGAAAGGTTTAAAGATCTAGTTTCTAGGTCAAAAGAGTTAGAAGAAAGAATATCACAGTTAGAACCTTCTGAGGCCGTAGCTTCTCACGTTCTAAGCTCTGGAACTCAGCCAGATCAGCTTAATTTCGCTCTAGACGTATTTAAAGCACTTAATTCGGGGGATTGGGAACAGGCTAGATCCGCCTTAAGTAAAATAGACGAGTTCTCGAACATTATAGCTGAAAGGTTAGGTGTTTCTGACCAGGGTCAAAACGATAAATCTTCTTTCGGAGATTTTGACGATTTGTCACAGGCTGTAGAAAACCTAGAAATGTCCGAAGATTGGGCAAATAAACTAGCTCAACAAAGGGTTCAGCATAATTCTATAAATCAGTCTAAACAAGAGTTCGAGAGGCAGAGTCAAGAAAGTTATCAGCAGCAGCAAGCTTTTTCACAAAACCAGGAAAAAGCATATAATGAGATCAAAGCTTGGGAAGAGGGCATAAAAACATCAGATGCTGACTTTGAGTCAAAACGTGATATAATGTTGGACATCGGTGAAAAGATAGCAAATTCGGGAGTTGATCCTAGTAGTTGGCTACCTCTTCTCAAAAACGAATACGAGGTTCTAACTAGAGGAATGTCGCTTGCCTCTAAAAATAGAACTTCTGCTAGTAAAGATTCTGGGCCCCTAGCACCCAGCAGTTCAAGTAGCGGCAATGTTGATGGTAGCGAATTAAAGCAGGCAGAAGTAACGCCTGAGTTTTTGCAATACCATCTTGATCAACTACATAACAGGTAAAAGGGCGTAAAAGCTGAGCCCCGCCCACTCAGTAGCACAAGACAATGCATTCGTGCGGCAAACCTGTTTCGGTACTACTAACAACCTTTTGAGGAATATCAAAAATGGCTACGAATACAGCCCTAAACAGTAATGATATTACCCAGCTGGGTTATGTAGCTCTTCAGAACTATCTGAAAAACAAACCTATCGATCAGGTAGCTCAGGAACGTCCTCTGCTTAAAGCCCTGACTTCTAAAAAGAAGCCTTGGGGCGGTGGTAAAGAGAACATTGTTGAGCAGATCCGAACAGGCTATGACAGCAACTTCCAGTGGTTTGGTGAACATGCAACTACCAAAAACACTACGGATACTGTCACCTACAACACGCGCGATACGGTACGCCAAGCGTACTGGCCGTGGTGTTCGGCGCACGATGGTTTCTATTTCACTGAAGACTTCTTGCTCGGTAACGGTATCATCGTTACGGATTCTGCACCGCGGAATTCTTCTGCAACTGGACTTGTCCAGCTCACCAATATCTTCAACGAAGGCATGGAAACTCTACGCCTTGGTTTTGAAGAGATTCTTGATCTTTCGCTTCACCTTGACGGAACTATCGATCCCGGCGGTTCTGGTTCGAGCTCGAGTGGTCGTATTATCAACGGTCTTGACTTCATTGTCAACATCAAAGATACTTCGAGCACTGTCGGCGGTATTACTAAAACCGCTCACTCTGGCTCCAACTACTGGAACAACCATTGGAACGACGGTTCTGGCTTGAACGACGGCGGCGCTACTGGCACCGGTGTTACTCAGGCGACCCTTATCGATGAAATGACGAAAATGTGGCGTGAATGTCAGAAAAATGGCGGAAGCCCTGATCTGATCGTCGCCGGTTCTACTTTCATCGATCACTTCCGTGCAGCTTCTGAATCCGCAGTGTCGCGCTATGCTGTTCAGCCGACTCAGCAGGCTCAGATGCCATGGCACATGGATCCGTCTGTTGAAGTCAAGAACGGTGGAACTTTCACCGGCCTTTACTTCCAGGGTGTTCCTATCCTTTGGGATCCGACGTTCGATGGTGGATGCACAACGAAAGATAGCTCAGCTACTTATGACTGGAAACGTCGCTGCTACTTCATCAATACCAATCACATGGCCCTCCGTCCTATCGAAGGCAATGATATGGTTGCGAGAAAGCCGCCGCGGCAGTACAACAAGTATGAGTACTACTGGGGTATGACCTGGCGTGGTTCTTTGACGGCTAACCGTCTGAACTGCCATGGTCTTATCTGGAGTGTGGCTTAAACCTTGACGGGAAGGGGGAGCCTGGTCGCTCCCCCGACCCTCTTTTTTATAGGGAGAAAACATGTACCAAGTTCCTAGAATTTTGATCGAAATTGATAACGATCAGTTTACTAAACCTTCTAAGAAAATACCTTCTCACGAACTTCCGTTTTATTTAGAGAGGTATGGTCCCAATATCAACATCAAAGAAAAGCTTAACGATACATACGATATCGATAGCTTAGAGGAAGAGTGGACAAGACTCTGCACCCAGTGGGGTGAAGGAGCCACGCTTTCAGTATTTGGTAGACCCCCAGAAGGTTTGACTAGCAAACTTGACGAAATAGTGGCAAAAGAAAGGAATGTCAAGAACACTTCTAAGTCTACGAACAGAGCTAGCGCAACGGCTGGGGTTTAGTGCTTCTGGAACTGCGGCTATAGCGCAGACAGATATATTAAACTCTGCTCTTAGAAGCGCTCAAGACCAACTATTTTACGAGTTTGGTGATCTACTCACCAAGAAAGTAAATGACACTACACCAGGTACCACTACTGCTGGTACCGCTTACTATTCTTTTCCATCTGACTGTGATCCATATAAGCCTTTAACAGTATCTATCCAGAGGCAAGGAACTGGTAGATTCTATGAACTACAAATCGGTATTGGGGTTCATAGGCATAACGATCTACCCGTTCTTAATCAAATGGATCCCGTTAGATGGGATGTTATTGATGATGCTGGAACTGCTAAGATAGAAGTTTGGCCGGTCCCCAACGACAGCACATCTAAATTCCGGCTAGAATACAACGCCGGCATGAGCGCGTTCTCAGCTGACTCAGACACCGCTACGGTGAATCCTCAGCTTATCTTGTTGCATTCTATTGCAACGATGAAAGCTCACTACCGTCAGCCAGATTTTGAAATATACGCGAATCAGCTATCTCAGCTGCTAGGCAGAATTAAAACAATCGGCCTCGTGGGAGGCGGATCATTCCGCAGATACTCTAAACGTACTGCAAACTTCTATCTTGATCCTGGCAATGATCTGCAAATATCCACGCAATCTCAGTATGAGATAGCATCAATCATCGCTAAAACCTACGTCTCTACAGTGGATGCTGGTTCTGGCTCAGACTATATAGTGACGAGTTAATATGGCTACTATTACAGTCCCAACTATGACCCCAAGGAGTGGTACCACTGGGGGTTTAGATGATGTTAATGATTTTCTTCATGTCGCTAACTCATCTTCAGATAATAGATTAACTCCGGGTCAAGCTAAAAACTATTATTTAGGTGGAGTATTAGGAGGTTCTAATATAACAGCGGTACCTGATACCTCTGCTTATACTACGACTCTTAATCTAGACACAACCATCACTGGGTTATCTTCGGTAACGTCTACAGCTTTTGTTGGTGATCTTACTGGTAACGCATCTACAGCAACTGCTCTACAAACTGCTAGAAACATAGCAGGACAAAGTTTCGATGGAACAGCTAATGTCGATGTATCTACAAGCGACTTATCTGATGTTTCAAGCACTTCTCCTAGTACTGGTCAATTTTTACAGTGGTCAGGAACCGAGTATGTTCCTGCTACAGCCTCTGGAACTGGGACGGTCACTAGTGTTGCGGTTGCAGGTACCGATGGTATAGACGTAGACAGTGGGTCTCCTATAACATCAACTGGAACCATAACCTTAGGATTGTCTAGCGTTCCTAATAGTTCGCTAGCAAACAGCTCAGTTACTGTTGCCGGTCAAACTGTGGCTCTAGGAGCTTCTGCAACGGTAGGTATAACAGATCTTTCTGATGTTTACTCCTCAATGAGTCCATCAGATGGTCAAGCTTTGGTATATGACACCACCAACGGTTGGCAAGCCGAAACACTAGCTGGAGATATTGAAGGAGTAACAGCAGGTACTAACCTAAATGGCGGCGGAACTAGCGGCACAGTAACAGTGAACCTAGATACTACGATAACTGGATTAACCTCAGTAACGTCATCTAGTTTCGTAGGAGCTTTGACGGGTAATGCTTCAACAGCAACGGCGTTAGAAACTGCAAGAAATATCGCTGGGTCAAGCTTCGATGGCACTGGCGATATAACCATACCGATTACCCAGCTTTCTGACGTTTATGCATCTATGTCTCCTTCTGATGGAGATGTCCTTACTTACGATACCACTAACGGTTGGCAGTCTGAAACACCTACAGTTGGTGATATCACTGAAGTAGCTGCTGGAACAGGTTTAAGTGGCGGCGGAACATCAGGAGCTGTAACTTTAAGCTTGTCGACACCTGTCTCTGTAGCACATGGTGGTACTGGCCAGACAACTTACACTAATGGCCAGATTCTGATTGGAAATACAACAGGCAATACTTTATCTAAATCCACTCTTACTGCCGGAACTAACGTCACCATAACAAACGGCACAGGAACAATAGAGATAGCCGCTACAGATACTGACACCACTTATACAGCCGGTGACGGCTTAGATTTAACTGGCACAGAGTTTAGCACAGATCTTAAAGCCAACGGAGGCCTCGTTATAGAATCTACAGAATTAGCGATAGATTTAGGAGCTTCGTCAATAACTGGTAACCTTGGAATTAGTAATTTAAATAGCGGAACAAGCGCTTCTTCTTCAACTTTCTGGAGAGGAGACGGCACTTGGGCAGCTGTTCCATCATCAGGCGATCCAGCTGGAACCGCCGTAGCAATGGCCATAGCACTAGGAGGCTAACATGGCAAACACCTTTAAAAACCAGGGTGCGGCGTTAACTGCTTCAGGCGGTATTGTTTACACCGCTCCAGCTGCAACTCAATCTGTTATTCACTCGTGTTACATAAGTAACATAGACGGGGTTAACTCTGCTGATGTTACCATCAAAGCTAGAGCAACCTCTGGTGATACTTATTACCACGTAGCTAAGACAGTTCCAGTGCCCGCTGATTCTACTCTAGTTCTAGACAAACCTATTGATTTAGAGGCAACTGGGGATATTCACATGACGGCTAGCGTCGATAGCGACCTAGAGGCAGTATTGGGGATTCTGGAGATTACCTAATGTCATATATTGGCGCCAAGGAACTAAAAGCTTCTGACATCCGTAGGTTTGATGTTACAGGCTCTACTAGTGCTACTCATACACTTACTTGGTCGGCTCCTACAGAGCAAAGTCTCATAGTAACGATCAACGGTGTTAAGCAGCACGAAGATGCTTATTCAGTTTCAGGTACAACCCTTACGCTGACATCAGCCCTTGTATCGGCAGACAAACTTGAAGTCATCGGGATCAATGATGTCGGTACGACGATTACTCCCGCGCAGAACTCTGTCACGGCAGACACAATCGCAGACGGCGTAATCACCAACGCCAAGATCGACGCATCAGCGGCAATCGCAACCTCAAAGATCAGCGGCCTTGCCGCATCAGCCACAACTGAC